GGAACATCAATGATGCTTCAGTTCCCGCCTCTTGGGGTGGTGTTGAGACTAGACTCAATCGCTATCTGTCTTCTCCTATTTATGGTGCTGCTGCGGCCGGCACTATGCTACTAAATCAAACGCTGGGCACCAAAACCATGATGAGAGTTTGTCGAAGTGACAAACGATCTTGTGAAGACTGCCTACGTTGGCAAGGCATGGGATGGCGACCAATTGGTTCTCTTCCCCCACCTGGACAAGGTTGCCGTTGCTATGATAACTGCCGATGCTACATTGATTATCGGTAGGGTAAAATCTCTACAGTTAAACCCTCAAAGAGGGCAATATAAACCCTTACGCTATTAAATAAAAATGGCTACTCCTGTCTACGGCAAGCAATACATCCGCTTCGCCGAAACTGGCTACGTTCCCGATGCAGTGTCCCTGCCTCAGTTCCGCGTAGTGAAAATTGATAACGCTCCTGCTGGTGAGCCCCCAACACTCGCTCTTTGCGACGGCGGCGAAGCCTTCGGTGTGCTTCAGCAAGACGTGATTGCACTTGACCCTGACAAAGCCACCAGTGGCCAGCGTCTCGGAACTGTAGCTACCTCTGGTTTGCTTCTTGTCGAAGCTAACGCTACTTCAACACCTGTGCAGAACGACGCCCTCGAAGTCGATGGTAACGGCATTGCTGTTGCTGCTGGTGGCGCTGGTTCTCCTGTAACCGTTGGCGGTACTACCCCCATTGTCCGCCAACAGGTGGTCATCGGCGGTGTGTATGCCGTTCTCGTCAGCTTCAACTGATAAATAAATAAACCTCGAGCTTGGCATCATTTGTGTAAGACCAAGCCCGTCATCTTCTGCAGAAGGAGACATTAAAGACAATGATGAATCTTAAGGACACCTACGCAGGTGTCGATCCAATCCTAACTACGTTGGCTCAGGGCTACATGCTGCCCGAGACAAATATCGCCAACTTTATCGCTCCTGTGGTGGATACCCCCACCCGCGCCGGACGCACACTGCGTTTCGGTAAGGAAGCTTTCGCCATCAGCGACTACCGTCGTGCATATGGTACCAACATTCCTGCTATCCAGTCTCGCTTTGACAGCGATCCTTATGCACTGGAGCAAGAAGTCATTGCTTGGGAACTTCCCGAGGAAGTGATTGAAAATGCTGGTGAAGGTCCTGCTCAAGTCGACCTCCGTGCTATCGAGACTCGCAATGCGATGTCCCGTTTGATGAACGCCTACGAAGTCGCAGTTGCCGATTCCGTCAAAGGTAACCTCAATGGTGTTACTCAGGTGATCGCTGAGTATGAGCCTGCTACTGGCGCTGGTGCTGCTGGAGACTATCTTGGTCTTGGCTACGGCACATGGGGCAAGTACTCTGCTGATGCAGATGCTCGTACAATCTCACGTGGTCCTGCTAACTGGGCTGCTGCTACCTCCAACCCCATCACTGATGTGTTGACCTGGAAGCGTGCAGTTGCTAACCACATCGGTATTCGCCCGAACTCCATGGTGGTTGGTTCCGCTGTGTTCGACCGTCTGCTGACTTCTGAATCGATCCTTGACCGCATTCAGTTCACCACTGCTGACTCCATCGACGTTGACGTGCTGGCACGTTACTTCGGTCTTGAGCGCGGTATCCGTGTTGCAGAAGGCCGTAAGCTTGATGACACCACTGGTCACCTGCTTCCTGTGTTCCCTGAGAACGGCGTTCTCTTGTTCTACAGCCCACTTGGTGCTTCTGACTCCGTAATGCCTGCTGGTGGCGCTTCCGCTGCTACTCCTGCATTCGCTTATACTTACCAGTTGACCGGCACACCTGCTGTCCGTCCTGAGTACTATATCCGTGAGCGTCGCGTTGTTCGCGCAGAAGTAACTGTCGAGCGTACCATCAACATGACTGGTCTTGGCGGTACAGGTCTGATTGGTTCTGGCTTCTATATCGACAACGTCTTCTCTGACTGATTCATCCTAACTTATTTAACCTAGGAGGAATCCTCAATGCCCGTTATCGTACCAATTCCAAAGTCGGCGTTTATCGTCACGATTGCAGGGATGGAGACCATTTGGACTACATTCTCTGGCATCGTCGATACGTCTGAATCTGGTCAGTACGCAAACGGCACAGGACGCCGGATTTACAAAGTTGTCGGCCCTCGTGCCCTCGATGATGTAACCCTTTCTGCGCCGTATGATCCCGCCTTTGCTCATACTATTGAGCAAATCTGGTCGGATTACAACTGCGAATTCTTGACCATCACTATCCAGCCAACGACTTGCAACGGCGACGACCCCAACAACACACCTTACCAGCTTTACGGCTGCCAACTTCAGCAACTCACAGTTGCCGAGATGGATCGTGAGAGTGGTGACGTTGGAACCATCGAACTCGTCTTTACAGTTAATGATTGGAACTACTCATAATTCTATTCAC